CGCTACATCCGCGCGATGGGCGATTTCGGAACTGGGTCCGGGCAGATCGACACGCTGGTGCTGGGCTGCACGCACTACATCTTCGTGGCGCACGAACTGCGGGCGCTGGTGGGGCCCGGCGTGCAATTCATCGAGACGGGAGAACCCGTGGCGCGACAGACGCGGCGGCTGTTGGAGTCTGCAGGCCTGCTGCGCGACGCCCGCGCTGGCACTTTGGCCCACGCGAACGCGCATGCGGATGGTGGTGCTGACGTTGATGCGGAGGGTGATGGCGCAGACGAAGCCCTGTCGGACGCGCCGGACACAACGGATACGCCCAGTACCAGCCTGCTGACGACCGGGTCGGTGGCCATGCTGCAAGCCGCGGCGCAGCGCTGGCTCGGGTTGCCTGCGGATTGCTGCGCGACCGTGGCGGTGCCCTGAGGCTTCAAGCCCAGCCCCGGGCGGCGGATCGCAGGTCGTACCGCCATCCGGTTTCAGGCTTTTTAGGCACCTACCGCTCGATCGACGGGCGCTAGCAGCTATTAATTTTGTAGCAATTCGTTAGGCGTAGTTTGTGGGGGCCCGTCGCTCACGCAGTCTCTGCCGCGCCCCACAGTCGTTCGCCCGACTGCTCCACGTGCGTCAGGTACAGCCGCAGGTCGAACTCGTACTGGTGGTAGTTGGGCTCCATGTGCGCGCATAGCTGGTAGAAGGCTTTGCCGTGGTCCTTCTCGCGCAGGTGGGCCAGTTCGTGCACCACGATCATGCGCAGGAACTCGTCCGGCGCCTGCTTGAACATCGCCGCGATGCGGATCTCGTGCTTGGCCGCCAGTTTGTTGCCCTGCACGCGGGACACCGCCGTGTGCAGGCCCAGGGCGTGGCGCACCACGTGGATCTTGTTGTCGAACAGCACCTTGTTGATGGTGCCAGCGTTGCGCAGATAGCGCGCCTTGAGCTCCTGGGTGTAGTCGTACAGCCCCTTGTCGCTGCGCACCGCATGGGGCCGCGGGTACTTGCCCAGCAGCACGGCGCCCAGCCGGCCCTGCACCAGCAGCGCCCGGGCTTGGTCCTGCAGGGATTCGGGGTAGGCGCGCAGGTAAGGAAGGTCGGTGGTCATCGGAAAGAAAGCCTCGGGCGGGCGGTTCAGGGCCATCTGGCTTCATCGCCAAAGGTGGCTCAGGTACTCCATCGATTCATCGCAAGGACGTCATGCAGCCCCAGAAAGCACAATGGCGCTGCCTTTTGCAACGCCATTGCTCGGTTGCCCGCGTTGTTCGACGGGGCAGCTCAGTGCAGATGCCGCGGACGACGGCCGCCGCCGCCATGGCCGCCGCTGCCGCCCGCACCGCCATTGCCAGGGCCCCGCGGGGGCTTGCCGATCTCCAGCGAATTCACGAGAGCATCGAAACGCTGGCTGAACAGCTTGTCGATCTCGGCCACCACGCCACCGAGCTCGGCGCCATCGAAATGGCGCTCCATCATGTTCACGACATCCTGCACCAGCAGGTCACGCTGCACCTGCATGATGGCGGCCGGTGTGGGCCCGACAAACAGCATCACGAAGTCGTCGCGCGACTCGGCGCCATCGCCCTCTTCTTCCTCGTCGAAGTCAGCGTCGTAGAACGTGACTTCGATGGCTGCACCCAGCTCAGCCAGCTCGTTGAGGTTCATGCACATTTCGTCCAGCGACTGGCGAAAGTCTTCGTCGCCGCGCACCGTCCAGCAGACCTGCAGCAAATGCTCCTGCGCGTCGAACCGGATGCCTGGCTCTTCTTCATAGGCGCTGGCTGCACCGTCGGCCAGCGAACGGGCGCCAGCGTACTTCCACAAGGGCTTGAGCGCCTCCTGCAGTTGCTCGAAGTTGGTATCGGCACGCAACTGGACCTGCCCGTGGACATGGATCTCGAAGGGAACGTTGTAACTTGACATGGGATGGGCCTAGAAACGGCAGTGGGATGCACGAGCCGATGCGGCTGTCGGGATGTAGGCGAGGCGGCACGGTACAGCGCCGCAGCCCCCGCCCAGACGGGCGCAGCCGCTGGTGCTTTGTACTTCACGGATGAAGGCGATCGAAACAGGCGAAGTGAGCATCCATGCGGCCTATGAGAGGTGAGCAAGCAAGCGGTCAATTGCCATTTTCAGGTTCATCATCGTGGTGCCCCGAGCCGGGGTCGAACCGGCACGCCCCTTTTCAGGAAAGCGGCGGATTTTAAGTCCGCAGTGTCTACCAATTTCACCATCGGGGCGCGCCGGTTGCCCAACGCACACCTGCGTTGCAGCGTAACCCGGGCGACGCATGTGCGCAATGCCCTGTATCGTGGGGTTGCGGGGCGGTAGCAACATGCCACGCCCTGCACCGACCAAGAAAAAAGGGAAGCCGAAGCTTCCCTTTGGAATATGGAGCGGGAAAAGAGTCTCGAACTCTCGACCTCAACCTTGGCAAGGTTGCGCTCTACCAACTGAGCTATTCCCGCATTTGCCGTGATTCTTGACGTTTCCGTCAGTGCGAATCAGCAAGCCTCAAATTATATCGCTATTTTTCAGCACTGCAAATTTGCCAGCCGAAAAATTTACCAATTTCTTCACCCTGACAAGCCCCGCATGAAGCAAGGGCCACCACCAGGCCTGGGCAGTCAGAAACTGCAGCACCCGGAATATCTGGAGGCGCGGTCCGGAGTCGAACCGGACTAACCGGATTTGCAATCCATCGACTCCCTTGCAAATCAACAAGTTAGACGATAACCGCTCGAACAACCGCACCTCGTTTGCGCTTGGCCTGAATTCTGCCACAGATTTCGTGGGCTCCAGAATTGGCACAAGAGCAAAAGACACTGTATGCTTTCACAGTGTTTTGCGAAATTATCCCCCTTCGATCCGCCGGTCTGCGCTTACGTGTAGATGAATGGCCCGCACCCGAGCGGGGGCGGCTAGAGATCTCTCACATGCCGTACAGCATTTGCGCAGCGCGCAGAACCCTGAGAGAGGTAAGGCTCATGGGCTTTTGGGTCTCAACACCACGATGCCTACTGCGGATGTCAGACCCGGACTTTGTGGACGTGGTGGGGGACGGCTTTCTTTTGCGGGGCCTCCAGACGTGCTGTGCTGACGATGGACGCGCGTACGACCATGAGCAGCTCTGGCTGGTGCGCCCATGTGCCAGCGACGAAGGGCCGATGCTGCCTCGCTTCGATGCAACGCGTTGGCTCAAGGCCAAAAGACTGCCCGTGGAGGAGCGCACGGGCAAAGAACTATCAGTGAGCGAACAATGGCACAAAACCCACATCAAACCGTAGACCCCTACCCCACCCTACTGCGCACGCCCACCTGGTACGGCGGAACCGATGAGGTGGTGTTGCCGTTCGAGCCCAAAGACTACAGCGTGGAGCAAACCGGGCCCGACCGTTGGACCGTGACGGTCAAGAGCACCGGACAGGTCGTGTATCACGGGATTGGGCCTGCAGAGGTGGTGGAGTCGCCGGCGCCGTTCTAGACGTAGCGACAAGAGGTACGCCGGCGCTAACCACCTGTTGATCGGGTGCCACAACTAAGATTTTTCTTTGTGCTGTTGCATATGGTTGCAGTGCACTGCGGACCCACAGCCAACGCGCTTTGCCAAGCAAAATGCCTTGCAAGGCCTGTCGACATGCGGCTCTTAGCCTAAACAGGCTGTGGCTAAGCGATCTGCAGGAGAGTCTGCCCACTGAGACTTCGCACACCGAGCACCAGCCATCTGCCTACACGCGGATTTGACGCCGGTACACTACAGGTAGTGCCTTGACGCACTGGGCACACCATATATAGTGTGCTCGGACCAAACGAAAAAGCCACGGCTGTAACCGTGGCTTGATCGCCCGACCTGTCTCCAAGCCGGGTAGGGGCAGATCACAAAAGATCAATTCCTCACAGCTGCGATCTTGCCACGATTTGATTTGGTTTAGCTTGGTGTATGTGTAACTCACGCCCGAAAGGGCAGAAGGAAACCTATGTCAAAGATCGGTCGCAACGCAGGCAACGGGCAATTCGTCCCCGTGAAAGAAGCACAGCGCAAGCCTGCCACCCATGTAGTGGAAACCATCCGCCGCCCCTCGGCACCAGCACCGGCTAAGAAGAAGTAGCCCACCGCGACTTGTTCGCTAACAAAGCCGTGTTGCAGCAGTGCAGCACGGCTTTCTCGTTTTAAGGGTCAGTCAATCCGCGGCAGCGGGCTGTCATCGTTGCGGGGATAGCACTCCCGCCCTACCCTCTCCTTCAGTGCTTCAGCCAGTTCTTTCTGGCCTCGCCGCAGGCGCTCGTTCAACTGTTTGGTGGCCTTGCGGCCAGCCGGCGCACGGTGCGCCGGCCGGTGTGCATGCGTGTGCACTGGGGTCAGCCTTCAGGGCTTATTCTCAGCGGCTGGCGTGGCCACTACAACGGTCGCAGGATCTGGCGTGGTCACGCTGCAGCTGCGTTTTGCTCCGTACTCGACGTAGCAGAACGCGCCCAGCTTCGCAGAGCTGCAGCCAGCCAGTACGGCCGAGGCGGCCAGGATGGCCAGGGTGGTAGTGAACTTCTTCATGGTGCTTGCCTTTCAGTGGTTGGAAGCGGTTGGGGAATCGAATCTGCGTAGTAGCTGGCACCGCCCAAGCGCACGGCGGCCCACATGAGGTACTGATCTACATCGTTGACCTCGTGCTCGAGCGCGGCATAGAACACCATGTCCGCCCAGGCTCGGGGCATCTGGAGTTCATAGAGACGGTCGTGCAGCACGGCCGCGCGCCGGGCCTTGCCCTCGAAGGCCAAGAAAACGACGGGCAGCCTGGGGATGCTGCCCAGGTCGGTGGTCGTGCCCACGGGGATGGTGATGGTCACGGAGTCTTCGCCGTTCACGGTTTCGATTCGGGCGATGAACTCGCCGCGGTGCACCCACTCGTCGCCGTTGCCAACCGGGGACAGCAGCAGCTCAGTCAGGTAGGTGACGCGGACAGGAAACGGGCGCGGGATCATGCGGCCCCCAGCACAAACGCCCGCGCTTGCGCGTGAAAGGCGGGCCACGTCTGCGGGTGTGGCTTGCCTGGCCGCCAGCAGCGATACCGGTACAGCTGCCAGGCGCCGTCGACGTCGTCCACCGCCGGCAGCTTGTGCGCATCCGTGAAGATGAGCAGCCTGGCCAGGCCGGCCGCCAGCACGTCGTCGTGCTCGATGGCGCGCCAGATCTCCAGCGGCCAGTGCGTGACGCCCCGGGCTACGCAGAGCTGCCGTAAGTAGCCCGCAGAGGCCGGGTGCAGGAACACGCCCCACACACCGCCCTTGCTCTCGCGCGTGCCGAGTTCGAACTGCCAGAACCCGCGTGCGGGCCCGTTGCCCAGCTGGCGGCGGTGTTCAAAGCGGCTTTCCTGCAGGCCCGTGGCCAGCAGCAGCACGCGGGCCTCATTGCTGTCCATGCGGCCGGGTAGCAGTTCGTACGCGGCATTGATGGCTTGGGTGATTTCAGACAGATGCATGTCATCCCTCCTTGACGCGTGTGCGGACGATGAGAACGGCGAACCCGAGCACCAGGCAGATGTCTTGAACGCTGGGTTTGTCGTGTGGCATGAGTGGGCTTGCGAGCGCGCCGGCGCCGCCAACGGCCAGCAGCATCCAGGCGATGGCCTTGAGCCATTCGGTGGCGCGCTTGCGCCAGCCAGGGCCGCAGCTCAGCGGTGCGGTACGCTCCAGCTTGTTGAGCGCTTCGGCCAGGACGATAAAGCCGGCAACGCAATAGATGGTGAGGACGGTGGTGTTCATGGCTTGCCTCCATCGCCTGCACCAGGTGCAAAAGGTGGCCGCTTGCGTTCGTCGTCGGCCACCAGGCCACGCACCCGCACCAACATGCGCTGGGCGAAGGCGCCGATGATGAAAGCCGTGCACAGCTGCAGCGGCTCCGGGAAGGCCCACAGCAGCATGAACAAGGGCGTCAGGTAGCCGGCGCTGACGCTGCTGGCAATGGCGACGGACATGCGCCGCAGCGTGGTCTTCACCAGCTCGCGCCAGGTGTCCCCCGTGCTGGGCACGCTGTCGAGCACGATGATGGCCACCAGGCCGCCGAACAGGCCCGCCACCAGCAGGTCGGCCCGCAGGCCCAGCGGGATGCCAAACGCGGTCACAGCGGTCGTTGACGCAGCGGCCACAGCCATCGTGGCGATGCCCGCAGCGGTTGAGGTAGGTTCGGGCATTCAGCGTCCAGACAAAGAAAAACCCGCCGAAGCGGGTTGCTTAGTAATGTTTAGGCGTCTCGTCACAATGTGCCCGCCTGGCTGAACAGCCCGTCGATGTCTGCGTCACTCAGGCCCAGGCTCTGCCCAATGCTCAGCAGCAGCGGCCAGTCACGCGCAAACTCTTGCGAGTCGTCCCAATCGATCTGCGCCAACTGGCGCTCTAGCGGATCGGTGATGGCGTCAATGGAGGGTTGAACGAGGTCAAACAGTCCGGCCAACACCAGCGCCTTGCGCGCTTGTCGGCGTGTGACCTTCTGCGGCGCTGACGGCTGCGGAGCACCCTGGTATGCAGCCAGGCGCCACAGGCCCGGGTAAGAGCGCTCAGCAAAATCCTCGTCTGCAATGATGGTGCCGGTCACAACACCGTTTTCGAGAAGTTCGATTCGCAGGGTCATGATCAAGCCTCTGGTTGGAACACGATGAATGCATAGCCGTCGCCCCCAGGGCCGCTGACAAGCCCGGAGAAACGACCACCTCCACCAGCGCCTCGTCCACCTCTGCCTGGGTTGGTACCAGAGATGGCGCCAGCACCGCCGGCAAAAATGCCGCCGTCTGGGGTTGTTTGGTTTCCAGCAACCCCCGCCAAACCGGGAGTGTTGAGTCCCAGGAAGCTAATACCAAGTTCATACGACGGCAGCGCCAAGGGCGCCGTGAAAACGGTGCCGCTGGAACTACCGTCTGCTCCCACACTGCCGCCCTGTGTGCCTGTCGACCGGCCGAATCCTGTGCGAAACACGTCAACAGCAGCCCCACCACTGCTGGTGTTCGATGCTGCCAGTTGACCCGCCCGCAGGCCCGTCACCCAATAATCAGCCCCCACTACGGTCGCAGTGGGCGCGGTCTGAACCAAGGGGAATGAACTGCCCCTGATCCCTGGTTCACCGGGATTGCACGTCATGATGGTCGTGCCGTTGAGCTTGACCAGCGTGGCCGTGCCAGCGATCCCTGTTCCAGCAACCGTCTGCCCTGCAGCGCCCGCACCAATCACGAACTCGACCACATCGCCAACAGCGACATCGATGATCTTGACACCCCAAGGCGCTGAATTCGCCCCTGTCGCGCTCTCACCGCTGGTGGTGGTGAACCCACCAGAGCCCGTGCTGCCCATGGCTGCGATTTGCAGCTTTCCCTTGCGGGTGATGGTGATGGACTTGGACGCCAGGATGGGCAACACCCAGCCCCCGAGCGCGCCCGAACCGGCCCCGCCGCCAAATGCCTGGCTGAATGTGATCATGCGAAAGTGCTCCCGTCGTAAACAGCGTTAAACCGGCCACGGTTGGGCCAGGACATGGGGGCCTCGGGTGCCTCACCAGACACCGTGTATGCCCCCCAGTTGATGAAGCAGCCACCGCCCGAGGCGTTGCGGCCACCCAAAAAGTCATCCGCCGTCCAGCCCGCAGGGATGCTTAGGGTGATGCCCGCAGTGATGGCGACGTAGAACACGCCCGCAACGGCGTTGGTGTTAGCACTGATGCGGGTCGACACCTGCCCCACGTTGAGCGAGGTCCAGTCGGCCGACACGCCAGGCTGGCTGGTGGTAACGTCGGCTAGGTTGTTGAGCAACATCCAGAACCGCCCGTTGTGCTTGACGCACGCGGGCTTGTTCAGGGGACCTGCCAGGTCTGGCCACACGCCCTTGAAGTTCGCTGCCGCCACAGCTTGGCCTGCGGCCGTGAAGGAGGATGCGGCTGCATTTACAGCAGCATTTGCTGCAGTGTTCGCCTCCTGCGCGTTCGCCAGCGCGCTGCTGGCCAAGCCTGTGAGGTCGGTCATGAATACGGTGCTCATGTGCACACCGAACGCAAAGACCTTAATGTTGTAGGTTCCTAGCACCCGATCAGACAGGGGCGGGAATGGCGGCACGGGCGTAAACGCCGGTACTGGTGTGACTGCCATCAGATGACTCCTTTCACGCGCGCAGCGAGCTGCGCTTCTTTGCTGTTGACTGACTTGACCCGCCCGCTGATGAGGCCCAGGGCACTGAGGTAGCCGTAGCCCGGCACATTGGTGGCGGAGATGGCCACCGGCATATCCAGCACTTGCTGCAGCAGCCCCACCGTGTACTCGGCCTGGGCGGCATCAAGCACCGCCGACAAGGTGAGATCGGTGGCGCCAGGTCGTCGCCGGATCTCGAACGTGCCGTCGTCGTAAAACTTGATGTAGCTGTAAGACCTGGGCTCAGCCTCGCTGCCGAACTCTGTACCGCCTGTGCCGCCGGTGAGGCTGCGCCACTCGCCCACCATCAGCGTGCCCAGCTCGACTGGGGCCGATGGGCCTGCGCTCACCGTCACGGTGAGTTCGGCCGTAGGGCTGATGGGGACGCCGTTCAACTCCACGGTGCTGCGCACTCCAAGGGGCGCGAAAAGCAGCTCCCAGAAGCCCAGGGCCTGCTCCCACAGATCCTGCGTGCTCTGCTTGAGGATGGCGCCTCCAGGCGCATCGCGCACAATGATCTGCACCTGGTCGCCTACGGCGCCGAAGATCTTCACGTCACTGAAGAACGGCACCTGCAGCTTGTAAGTGAGGCTGCCCACGGCCTTTGCGGCCGTAGACCGGTAGTAGTCAAACGGTGCAAACAGGTTGCTGGGACGCTTGAAGAGCCAGTAGTCCGGGTCAGCTTCGGGCAATGCCGTGCGGCCGCTGTGCGCCTGCACACAGGAATACACCTTGTGGTTACTGATGCGCTCCGCCCCCACGGCATACGTGCCCGCAGAGACCCACATCGTTTCACCCAGCGCTGGGTCGGGCTCTACGATGGTGGTGCCTGCGGTCAGCATGCTGGCCGTGATGGGGATGGCCATGAACACACTCACAGCGCTGTAAGTTGTGGTTGTCATGCGGGTGTTGTCCTAAATCCATTGCCGTCAAATGAGTCCTCCAGCACCTGCGCCATCCGGGCCAGCAGGCTTTCGGCCTTGGATTCGGCCGAGCTGGCTGATGGTGAAGCGGTGCTGGTTGCGGTGGAACCGCTCCCGTTGCCGGCCAACATGCGCCGTGTGGTGGATGCGGTGTAGATCCGCGCGGGCGGCAGGTACGCCAGCTCAGGGCCGTCTTCACCCACCATTGCCCAGCCGCCCCGGTGATCGCCACCGAGCCGGAACGCGGGCACGCCTACCGATGCAGCTGCTTTCGCCCAGTCAGCATCGAAGAAGCCTGTAAGCATCGCCAGATCGTTGAGCGTGCCGCCCGCAGACTTGACAGCCTCCAACAGACCCTTGAGGTCGCTGGTGCCGTCAAACTTGTGGTAAACGGGCGCCAGCGCATCAAGCTTGGCAATCTGGTTCTGATCGATCACCGGCTCGTAGCCGACGCCTGCAGTACCAAGCGAGATGACGCGGTTGTACTTCGCGTCAGCCGCACCACCCGTGGGCATGCCAGGGCCGAACCCCGCGCCACTAGAGCTGCTGCCGCCAGCGCCACTCGCAACCGGTGTCTTAGGCTTCAGCAGCTCCATGATCTGCCGCACAGCCTCATCGACCGAAAGAGTGGCGTTCACTTGACCAGTGGCGATGTCGATCAACTCACGCATGCGCTCGAGCGTTTCATCCCCCTGCTCAATCTGCCGGTCCAATGAGTCCAACGACTGCTCGGCAATGGACTTCTGCTTGCCAGCGACGCCGGCAAGCTGCTCCATCTGGCCGGCAATCACGAGTCGATCGCGGTCCAGTTCAAACTGCGAGAGGTAGTTGTCCGCCGTGAGGCCGCCACGTGCTGCAGTAAGCGCGTTGTTCAGGTCGTCAGCGTCGGGCAGGGTGCCCAGCAACGCGCCTTGCAATGCGTTCTCAATGAACACCCTGCCCTGAGCCGCCTGCTGTGCTGCCGTACTTGCCACCTCGCCCCGCAGGTCGCGCATGCTGCCCGCCGCGATGTCTTGGACATTGCCCCACAAACCTGCCAGTTCGGCGGCCGCGGCGCGCTGTGCTTCCAGCACCTTGCGCTGAGCGGCAATGGACCGCTCAAGCGCGCTGTAGGCGGCGTCGAGCTGTGAGCGCAACGCTTCCTTCGCGTTCTCATCTACCTCCGAGGCCGACTGGTTTAATTCGGCAAACGAGCCCGATAGCAGCACCAGCGTGGCGTAGGCCTTGCGGCCTGCATCGGTGTTCAGGTCTTGCGCTTCGACCAGGCGGCGGTACTCCTCCCGAGTCTTGGGCATCGTGAGGCCGAGCTTTTCGAACTCGCCATCGAGCTGGCGCGTGGACGTGGCTCTGCGTTCCTCCTCGGAGTAGAAGTTCTGAAAGTAGCTGCTGGTGGCAGACACCATCTTGTCGAGCCCGCCGAACGCGTCAGCGATCTTGCTGGCCGCATCAGCACCCGACAGGCTCGCGTCCAGCAGCGTGTACCCCAGGGTGTCCCAGATACCGTTGACGGTAGTCAGGCTTGTGGCCAAGCGCGTCAACGTGTCGATGGCCTTCTCGCCCTCCTTCGCATATTGGCTGGCCTTGTAGGTGGTGCTGGTGATCGTCTCCTCGACCTCTTCCCAGGTCTGAACCATATCGACGCCATGGCCCTCGGTGCGCATGATCTGGCGGTTGACCGTCTCGCTCGTGGTCTCCCACGTGCCAAGTACCTGCTCCGCAAGCTCATTGTTGGCCGTGGCCAACGCCTCTTGGAACTTGGCCTGGATCTGCTCGGCATTCAGCCCTTGCGTGCTGAACTTGATCTTGCTGGTGTAGCCCTCCAGGCGGTCGGCGCTCAGACCCAGCGCGTCAGCGAAGAACGCCACTTGCGCACGCATGCCCTTGAAGGTGTCGCCCAGCGCCTTTTCGAACTCGGGGTCTAGGTCGCTGTACTTGGTCTTGTCCGAGCGCAACAGGCCGCCCTTGTAAAACTCGAATGACTGGCCATCGAACCCGTTTTTGCCCCCGAAAGTGCCCTCGATACCCACGTCGGCCAGCTTCCGACCGAACAAGCGATTGATGAGGCCACCCACGACGCCCGCAAGCGGACCGAAAAACGCACTGGCGATGCCGGACAGCACGTTGACGGTGTTGCCACCGGTGGTGTACCCCCCTGAGATTGCGGAGCTGATGCCATAGCCCATGAGGCCGTTGCCCAGCATGCCCAGGCCGGCGCCAATAGTGCTGCCCAGCCCGGTCATCTGGGGCGCCACGTAGGCCGATGGGTTGTTACCCATGATGGCCGGCGTGGACAGGCCCAGCCGCGTCCCCAGTTCGCTGGTGGCGAACTTGCCGAAGGCGTTACCCACGGCGCTACTCACGCCCTTGGTGATCAAGTCAAAGCCCGTAGAGACCATGTTGCCCAGGCTGCTGAGCATGCCCAGACCACCGCCGGCGCCTGAGCTGCCAAGCGTGCCGGCGTTGGCCCCCGTCATAGACAGACCCAGACCACCTGTGATGCTGGTCATGACGCCCTGAACCGCCAGCTTGAGCACGGTGGTCTTGAACAGGTTCTTGATACCGTCCCAGAATGACTTGAAGAAGCCCTTGCCCGCCTCAAAGCCGCGGTACAGGCTGTCGCTCAACCCGTTGTAGATACTGTCGTAGAACTTCGTCCACTCGCCCGCGGCTTCGGACGCGGCCTTGGCTACGGCCGTGCGGTCGTACTTGGCGCCCAGCAGTTCGTTGCGCTCGCGCAGCGCATCGATCTCGGCCTGCAGCGCGATCTGCTCGCGCGTCATGGTGCCGGTGATGACGCTCGCTCGCTCCAGCTCAGCCAGCGTTGCTTCCTTGGTCAAGATGAGCGTTGTGTTTCGGGACTGATGGACGCGCAGCTGCGCGGCATCCGTGAGCCCGATCAGCTCAATTTCTTCGCGCATCGTCTGGTTCTGCGCCACCAGAGAGGACGCAGACTGCTCGATGGCCTGGACGGCCTTCACCCGCGCTTCACGGGTAGCCTCCAGCGCCTTCAGCTCTTCGCGATGGGCCACCACCTGCTGCTCGGTGGCCAGCATGTCCTTCAGCCTGGTTTCCACTAGGCTCCGGCCCGCGATGATCTGCGCGTCGGTGCTGGTGGCGAGCTTCTGGCGCACCTCGGCGACCATCTTCTCGCCCTCGGTCAGCTTCTCGCCGGACGTCAGCTCCTCTTTGAGAACGGCCACGCGCTTATCGATGGACTCCAGCAGCGCGTCTACTGGATTCTTGGCCGCTGTCGCTGCCTTGCCGGTCTTTTCGAGTACGTTTGTGAAATCGAGCGATTTCGCCGTGTTCTTGGCAGCGCCACCGGTTGCCTCAATCTCACCCATGCGCGCGCGAATGCGGCTTCCCAGCGTCTCCTCGCCAAAAGCCTGGATGACCGTGCCGCCCAGGTCCTGCATGACACTGCCAGCCTGCGATGCGCCGCTGCGCAGGCTATCCAGCGCGCCAGCGAAATCCCCGCGCAAGACCTTGCCCACGGCCGCGCCCACGCCGCCAAAGTACGCTGCGCCAGCGGCAGCGTATGCGCCCAGGCTCTCCGCCAGCACCTTGACGCCGCGCATGACGTACTGCGCAGCGTCTGCCACGTAGGTCAGTCCGGTGATGGCGCTTTTAGTCCACCGGGTGACGCTGCCGTCTTCCACCAAGCGGCGCACCTCGGCGCGAATTCCGCCCGAGCCGTTCATGACGTCCAGCATGGCCTGCGCGCCCAAATCAAGCGCGGGGATCATGCCGTTGGCGAGTTCCTTCTTCCAGGCGTCACCGCTGGTGCTCAAGCGGGTAAGGTTGTCGTCCAGGTTGGCCGCGGCCGCGGCCTGCTCAGTGGTGACCTTGGCCGCCAGGGTTTCGACCTCCGCCAGGTCGTGCAGGAACGGCAGCATCTGCGCGCCTTGCTTGCCGTACAGAGCCATGGCCACAGCCGCTTTGCCGGTGCCGTCTTCGAACTGGGCCATGGCCTTGGCCACGGTCTGCATCTGGTCCTCGGGCCGCATCTTCTTGAAGCTGTCGAAGTCGATGCCGAGCACTTCGAGCGCCTTGCCGGTGCCCTTGCTCTCTTCGCTCGCGCCAGCCAGATTCGCGGCCAGTTTGTTCATGGCGGCGCCGATCTGCTCGGGCCCCATGTTGTTGAACTTGCCCACAGCCATCAGGCCCGACAGGGCCTCGACTGAGGCACCGGTCTGCATGCGCAGGTCGTCCAGTGCTGCGCCAGTCTCGATGGCTCCTGAAATAATGCCCTTGAAGGCAGCGATGGTGAAACCAGCGGCCAGGCCGCCAGCGATGGCGCCCGCCGTTGTCGCCAGCTTTACCTTCATACCGTCAAAGGTGTCCTGGATTTTCTTGGAGGCCGCCAATGCGGCTTGCTCCGACTTGTCCAACCCGCCCGTGTATTGGGCGTAGTCCAGGCCGAGCTTGACCACCAGGGATCCGAGTGCAGACATGCTGATTTACTCCCGTTGTTGTTGCTTGTCGCGTTGTTCTTGATCGGCCACAAGCACGGCGCGCTCCATGAACTGCAGGCCCTGCATCACTGCTCGGCGCTTGCGCCTATGGACGAAGCGATCCAGCCAGGCGTTGACGCCCGCGTAGCAGAATCCCATGCGCTGGCCCGCCATGCCGGCGTACTGCCACTGCGTGCGCAAGGCCTCGAAGGCCGCGACCACCGGCAAGTTCTCGGCATATACGCCGAAGGCTTCGCCCTGTGTCGGGGCGGCAGTGGTTGCGGAATCGATGCGGGCGCGCACCTTGTCGATGTCGGCCGCGCTGGCGCCGTAGGCCTCCATGGCTTCGAGCACGCTGTAATCGGGCTCGAAGGCGCCGGGCGCATCGTCGCGCGCACCTGCCCACCAGCGCGCGGCCTCTATCAGTTTTTTTCTTTGGCGCCTACGTTGTGCTGCCAATAGACCAACATGGCCTCGCGCACGGCGCCGGTGAGGCGCAGGAATGCTTCCAGGTTCTGCTCGTTGAACTGCACCGGGGTACGGTTTTCGTCCACCATTTCCCAGTTCGTGAGCACTCGGCGCAGCAGTTCGACGTTGGAGAGATTGATCAACTCCTCGCGGTCTTCTTCAAAGGTGCGTTTGAAGACGGCAACGAAGCTCTCTTTGCGCCAGCCACCCGAGGGCGTGGCAACGTTGACTTCTACGGTGGCCTTGAAGGTTTCGGTAGGGGCGAGAATAAACATGGTGTGTGATTGCGAAGGAGGGGGAGAAAGCAAAAGAGCCACCGCAAGGGGTGGCTCTTTCTCGGAATGTGCACACGTGTGCACGACGGGATGGGTTACCGGACGATCACTTGCAGTTCGTCGTCCCCGTCCACCGGGTTGACGTCGAACGGCATGTTGATCATGGCAATGCTCTGGTCGTCCTGCAGCGTGAACGGCTTGCACTGCACCGCAGGCATGGCCAGCTCGATGATGTTGCCCGCTACGGTGCCGTGCACCAGGCTGCAGGCCCCCACGGTGCTGTTGCGCACGACCTCGGCCCAGTTCTTGGTGGTGATGCTGGGCATCTCCATCGTGACCGAGCCCGAGGGCTGGCGGTCTGGACTGTGGGGCGCCGCGCAATTGACCAGTTCGCGCCAGGCCAGCGCATTGGCCAGGTTGACGCTGAAGGCCGACATGCAGGCCGACAGGCCGTGAAAGCTGAAGGTAGGCGTGTTGACCTTACCCACCGTCTTGGGTTGCACGAAGTCGCTGTAATCCACGCCGGTGGGCATGGCCACTTCTTCGGTGGCAACGTTGTAGGTGCCGAGGAACTCGTACTTCATCACCGGAATGCCCTTGGCATTCAGCTCGAAGGACACCGTGCCCTTGGCATTCGTGATGACGAACTTGGTCTTGTCCAGGTAGCCATACAGCGTGAGGGTGGGCTCGCCCTCGCTGACCAGGTCGTAGGTCACGTCAGTGCCTGCGGTGATGGTGGCCGCAAAGCCGCAAGCCTCCAGCAGCAGACCCCATGCGGGCGCTGTGCCCGCAGCGCCGGCGCCCGCCAGCTCCACCTCGAAGGTGAACTTGCGGTGCTCACCCACAGTCAGGCTGCCGCTGTTGCCCTTGTAGGGTCGGATCAGGTTGCGCTGCACCTGCTCGGCCGTAATGGGCTCGGGCATGAGCGCGCGGCACAGGATGGCATTGGCCGCTGCGGTGGGGATCGAGTCCGTGCCTGGCGTGACTTCCTTCTTTGCAAGCAGCAGCATCTTCTTCATGGACTTGGCCATGGGGGTTCCTTTCAGGTCAGGGTTTCAGAAACGGCCGCTGCTTAGGCTGCTGCGGTGTTGTCGTCGCCTTCGGCGGGTGCCGGGGGCGGGACGCGGGTGCGCACACCGGTGGCCGGGTCGCGCATGTAGGTGCCGCCGACGCCGGTGAACTCATCCCGCGCGCGCGGCGGCGTGGGCATGTGGTGTGCGGGCTTGGTGGCCTTGGGGGTGGCGACGGGCGCAGCTGCGCCAGCCGCCGCAGGTGCTGCGGTGCTTTTTGCCATGTTGGCTCCAGGGTTGGTTAGTAGCGGGGTGTGCGCAGGCGCACGGTGAGGTAGCGGGCGAAGACGTCGGGATCAGCTTCGTAGTCGGCGTCT